CTGCGCCTTGCGCTCCTTTGCGAGCTTCTGCTGTACGATGCGGTCGACATCTGCATCCGTATACTTCTTTTCGCTTTCCGCGTTTTCGGCGGAACTGTCCGCCTCGTCGGTGGCGTCATCCGCTTCGTCTTCCGCAAAGAGCTGTAAATTGATTCGATTCAGAATGGATTCTGTATATTTATTCATCATGGTCGTTATTTCCTTTCGTTCCATAAGGTTGAGGACTAATGCTTGCCTGTATCCGTAGCTTTTAAAGCGTTCCACGCCTGCGCTGTTCCATATGCTTTTATGGTCTTCAATGCTTGGACTTGCCGTTATTCAATTGTAAGCTGTACATAATCGGGATACTCCTCGGCGACCGCCCGCATGCCGTCCACGAATGCGCCGGTGATGAGCCTTGCGTATGTGGACTGATGTGCATTCCAGAGGATGTGGCTGTCGCCCGGTGATATCCGCACCGCAATGTCGTCCGCCGTGTAGGTCTCAAGTGCATTGGCAAGGGATTGGAAGAGCACCGACACGGACGCACATACGATGTCCCTGCCATGCTCGGCGTAATTGGCGTGACCGTCCACCACGAGCGAGGGGTGCGGTCTGTCGGGTCTGTCTCTTGTGCAGTAAGTGATTTTGATCATGTCAGTATCCTTTCTTCCTGTCTGCCTCAATCTGGGCGATGAGTGCGTCAAGCCTTGCCCGGTCTGCATATGCAGAAGTGCTACAACGACAAAAGCAATGAATCGGCGGAGCGTTGTGCCCGGGCGCCATGTCCTTGACATAGAATATCTGTCCGTCAAGGTCTCGGCAGTCGTCGCACAGCCTGTCGTCATGCTCGACAATGAATGTGTACTGGTCGTAGCCGTTCCGCTCATAGGTCTGCTTTTGCGCTCCGGTCTGCACGCGGCACATCTCCGTCACCATGACGCGCCGTGCCTCGTACTTGCTGACCTTGAGCGCCTTCTCGACGTCACGCATGAGGACGTTCGGGTTGCGTCCCTGAATCAGTCCGATGCGGAGGAGCCGCTCAAGCTCCACCTTTAGCGACCATTCCGAATACCACACCCTGTCGGAGAAATGCGCATTCCTGAAGGACGTATTCACAAGCTCATGCGCGTGCTTTTCGGCATCGCTGACGGACTTCCCGAGGATGCCCGCCATGCGTTCGTATTCCTTCATGGATGTCTTGAGCAGGTCTTTTTCCATCTCGTGCTCCACGTCATTGAATCCGTCAATGAGCTCGAGCTCGATTTGCGCTTTTAGCAGTTCAAGGCGGTTCGTCTTCATGGCGAGGTTGTACAGCGCCATTTCCTCGTTAGCCCGGTCTGAGAAATCCTTTTCCCGGACATACTTCTCAGCTTTGCGGCTCAGGGCTTCCATATCGGCGTTTTTGACGCGTTTCTTCGCCTCCGCCATAGAAATACCGTTCTTCGTGGCGTAGCGGCTGTAAAAGCCGTTTATTTCCTTCTCGATGTTTGCCTGCATCAAGGTGTATATGTCGTCGAGCCGCTTGTTGTATTCCGCTTCGTCCTTGATGGTGTTCTGCCGAGCTTCCTCTTCTCGCTTTCGCCAGTAGTCGAGGTTGTCATCCCTGTTCTTCTTCGACATTGTTCACCTCATGCGCATGGGCGAAGTCCCTGTATACGTCCGCCCGTTTCTGCTCGGCATCGCGTTCTTCCTGGATGCGTTCGAGCTCGCCTTGCACACTGTCGATGCACGACAGGAGCCCGAGCTGTGTCTCTCTCGATACGATGCCATCGAGCTTTGTAACATTATCCGCTTCCTCTGTCGTGTTCTGCGGGAAGTTCGGCGTAAACACGACCGTAACACTCATCCAGTCGTCAGGCTTGACGCCATGCGTCTGCGCAATCGGGGACGAAAAGAGCAGCTTATACCGGCGGCTCATGGCAGCGGTAAACTTCCGCTGTTTGACACGGAACAGGTTATACATCGCCGTCAGCTTGTACTTGAGGGCGATTCCGGAAGCGGATCCGAATGACTCGTCCGAGATATTGACAACCATGGACAGCTGGAAGATGAGCTGATGCAGTCGGTCGAGAAGATTCTCCTGCGACGTATCTGCATCCGGCTTTGCAAGGAAATCCGCGTCCATGTCCATACCCGTTCCGGCCTGCTGTTCGTCGTACAGGTTGATGATTCGATTCGTGCGGATGTACTTTGCGTCGTTCTCATTGACCTTCGGACCGATGATCTTGAGGTAGGCATCCGCGAAATATTCCACGTCGTTCGCCTTCTCGCTAATTGCCTTGTTAAATGCATTGATGGCGGACAGCGAATCCTCATAGATGCTCATGCGTTCCGCGTTGTTGACGAATTCGGTGGCGGGAACGCCATCAAAGTGATGCTCGCACGGATCATCGGTGAACTGAACGCCTCCGCGGTTCTCGAAATGCTGGACGATGGAGGCATCCGAATAGGATCCCCGCTCAACGCCGTCAGCACCCTTCGCATAGCGAACGAAGAACATCGGGCGGGACAGGATCGAGTCATCGTAGACCATGAACGCTTCCATCGGACTGAGGTATGTGATGCCGCTCTCACCTTCTTCATCGGTGAAGTACATCTCATAAGCAGTTCCGAAGTTGGACGACAACTTGGATATCTCCGCGTCGTTGTCTTCCTGGTTGTTGTATGTGCCGAGGAATTCAGCGTATTCCCCGACGGCCTCGCTCTCGCTGTCCGACGTGATCTTCGCCGGAATGCCGATAAAGAATCCGTTGAATGTATCGGATATGTATCTCGCATAGTTCACGGCGATGCGGTTGTCCGGTTTCCATGGGGCTTTCTTCGGCTGATGGAAGATGACGTAATCCCCTTCGTATGCATCCGAAAGCGGTTTATAGATTCGCTCGACAAGGTCTTTGTGCTTTGCGATGAGACCCGACAGGAGCCGGGTCGTCATTTCCGTTCCGGCCGGAACTCTGAGCACTCGCTTGTCGAGCAGTATATTCTTGATTTGCTTTGCCATTGTTTAGAATCCTCCTGCGAGCGCCTTGTCGCTGTTTATCTTGATGGGCTGACCGATTCCGCCCATTTTCTCGACGACTCCGGTCGTGGCGTCCTGCGCATCATCGTGCGCGTTCTTCCCCTCGCGCTGATAACGGATCATGTCCTCGTAATATTCCGGCCAGCGGTACATCCAGTCAGCAGGGAAGTACACATGCTCCATGACATTTGTCGCATTGGACAGGATGCGCGCCTGCTTGTTCTGATTCTGGTGGAACCAGTGGATAGTAGCGCGGTTCGACTTGTACACTTCCCGGATGATCTTCTCGACGTTCCTGGCGAATCCGCGTCCGCCGTTGTTCGACTCAATATCCGCCCATGTGACATCATGCTCCACAATGGACCGCGCCACCGCGGGCTCTGTCTTCTCCATCGGGTCTTTTGTGTGGATAACGTCAAGGATATACGCTTCGTGTGCAGGTGATACGCCGTAAACGAGATGCGACAGGTTGTCCGAGCCGGTGTCGGCGGTGTCGGTATAGGACTTGACCACAATAAAAAACGGATGCCCCGCATCATCTCGCGGAATATCCGTGTAGGTCTTGAAATGTGAATACAGCCGCCCTTTAATGTCGATAGGCGTCTGCTGGTAGTTCGCATCGGCAACTTCGGCGCCCATCGCTTTACGCTTTGATTCGTAGCTTTCCCGGCTGAGGATATCCGGGCAGAGCATTGAGCCGTCGTCTTGGAGCGCCTTGAAGTTTAGATGTCGCACTGCCCAGCCGTATTCCGCGGCATGTTCGACCACGCGCCCCGCAAGGTCATCCGTCGCCCATCTGGTCATGACGATGATGATCTTGCCGTGTTCTTCGAGACGTGAGAGCATTGTGCCGACGAACCAGTCCCAGTGCGCCTGCTTTGTGTTCGCGTTATTCGCCTCGTAGAACGATTTTATTAAATCATCGATAATTATCAGGTCTGCACCGAATCCCGTCGCTGTACCGGTCGGAGACGTCGCCAGATAGTTATTATAGCCGCCCTCAAGGCTCCACAGGTTCATAGCCGCGTCGCCCTGCTTGACCTTGGTGCGCGGGAACACATCCGAATACACTGTGCGGTACTTATCCGCCTTAAGTTCCATGATGGTATCACGCACGCCCTTGGAGAAGGTCGTCGACAATTTCTCGTTATAGGAGCCGGTCATGATCTTGTACTTGCGGTCTTTGCCGAGGATCCATTCCACAAGACATCCGATTGTGCGGCTCTTGCCGTGTCTGGGCGGTGCATTGATAATAAGCACATCGTCGTCGGAGTCAATGAAATTTTGCAGTTCCTCGCAGAACTCCACGAGATAAGCCCGTTCAGGCTTGTAGAAGTCCGGGGCTTTCAAATTGCAGTAATCAAAGAAATGCCTCCGGGCGAGCTCGCATCGTGCCCCGATGGCTATCATGCGGTTATCCATTGCTCTTCGCCAGCTTTCGAAGCTGCTCCTCCGTCAGTCCCGCAAATGGATTCGTGTCGAGTTGACCGGAGATCTCGACGTGCTGTTTATCGCCATACTTGTCTTTCATGCGGTTCTTCATCAGGAAGATGAGCAATGTCGAATCAGGCGGCACTCTCTTTTCGACTTCCTTTGTCACCATGAGCTTCGTCTCTCCGCTCTCACGGTCAAACTTGAGCTCTTTGGTGATTTCCTTCACCGTCTTCCATTGCGTCGCTCTTTCGAATGCTGTGTCCTCCAGAATGACGTCGACAGGCTCCCTGCCGTTTTTTAATGCCTCCGAAAATTCCGGGAACTTCTTCTTCCACTCGTAGAACGTCGACGAGGTTGTATGCATCTTGTCAGCGATTTCTTTATCGCTCAGCCCGTCACGCGCCCAGCCCTTTATAAGCAAAAGGCCGTCAGGACTGATCCAGTATTCATATTTTCCTTTTCGTCCGCCTTTTGCCACAAACTCACCACCTGACTACTGTCTGCCCTTTCCTATCGGTCTGCTAGGCTTCGCCCAATCAATGCCGTATCTGTCAATGATCTTCCGGAAGTCCTCAACGTCATGAGGATTGACGATGTACTTGACCTCTTCTCCGTCCTCGCTCATGCCGACATGCAGAAGCTCGTGATAGAGCAGGATCTTGAGCTGTTCCTCGCTCATGCCCTGCACATTGGGCGAATAAACGACCACGAGGAAGTCATGCGGGCAATAAGGCTTGTACAGCTCCTTGACCTTCACGCATTCCCCGAGACAGAGCCGCCCGCTCGATTTCTTCGGGCGGTCGCTCTCCACGAATCCGATGCTGACATTCGCGCTCCGGATCCAATGCAGGTCCTCGTGCTCCATCATCACGAGATGGGCGAGCGTCGAAAAGTATTCAGATAATTCAACCGTTTCTACCATGCCGTTGCCTCGTGAATAATAAAAGCAGCGAGCCGTCCGAAGACAGCCCGCCAAAGAAAGGAGGTGTTCAAATGTCTGTAAGTATCATCGTCACTGAAAAAGAGCCCCTGCATGAAAGGACCCAACTGCAAGAGCTCTCATCGGTTCATTCTTCCGAATTTGCCAGTCTAATATTATCACAGGTCGAATGTCTCATTCTGCCCCGTCTTTAAAATTTTTCCGGCTCATGACGACCGGGCGGAAATGCAGCAGGGCATATCCGTGAAGCCGGTCGACGTGCGACCTGCTGTAAGCCATTCGCTCCGCCACCTCATGCCACTCAAGGTCCTCGATGTACCTCAGCATGAGCACCGTCTTTTCGTTTTCCGTGTTCTTCGGGCTGTCGGACTGAATCTGCTCGATGTTCCAGGTGATCTCGTCAAGCGTCTCGATGCATTCCCGCTTGGTCTTTGCGATGTTCCGCAGGATCTCGTCACGCCTTGCCGCATATTCCTCAAGCCCCTTCGGATCATGTGCGTGCGGCATTCCGTCCGACTGGATCCCCGGCATGAGCTCCGAGTAAAATAATTGGTTGTACTGGATCTGCAGGCGGGCAATTCGTTCCCTCGCCCGCTTGTAGCCGTATAAGTAGGCTTTCTTTTCCTGACTTGTCATTCTTCTACATGCCCCTCACTGAGCTTAGTGTCCGTTGCTTTTGCTCCGTCAA